CTCCCAGCGCGCGACGGTCACGCGGTCCACGCCGAGCTCCGCCGCGAGCCGGGCCTGCGAGACGCCGGCGGCGCGGCGGATCGCCGCCGCCATGGCCGGGGGTGGCAGCCGGCGCCTGCACGCGTCCGCCACGAACGTCAGCCGATGGTAGAGAGGCCGCAACGCGTGCGCGTCCGTGACCGCCGGCAACGACCGCAAGAAGAGGTGACATGATGCCCTGGTACTATCTGCCCCACACCGACAAGCTGATCTGGCGGGCGCATTCCAGCTACATGGACGAGTATGTGCCGCCAGAGCCGCCGAAGATGAAGCCGAAGAAGACGACGGCGAAGAAGACGAGCGCACCTGCGTTCTGCACGTCTGTCCCATCCGTGACTGAGATCGACGTCACAGCCGACGTGCAGGACATGGCCACTGTGACGACTGATCCGGAGCCCGAGGAAACGCCATGAGCAGGCCGGCATACGCCGATGCAGGCGATTACGAGTCCTGGTCTGGCCTGCCGTCCAACGATGGCACCGACCGTCTGCTCACGCGCGCCTCGGAGCTGCTGGACAACATCGTCACGCGACCCTTCCCTCTCGAAGAAGACGGGTTGCCTCTCGACGTTGAGGACGCGACGGCGCTGCGTGAGGCAGCCTGTGCGCAGGTTCGCTTCTGGACTGAGACCGGCGAGGAACATGACATCGACGGGCTGGCCGGCACGGACGTCTCCATCGGTGGCGTCTCGGGCGTCTCGGGCAAGCGTCCGCCGGTCGTCGCTCCGCAAGCCCTGCGCATCCTCAAGGAGGCGCTGCTGCTGTGATCCCGACCGCCCTGCTGAGAGAGACCGTGAGCATCGAGCCGTATGGCGGCGAGAGTTCCGTCGGTCCTGTCTATGAGCCTGCCGTCACCTGTCCGGCGCGTGTCGAGCGGACACATCGTCTCGTGCGTCTGACGGCTGACGAGGTGCAGGCCGCCGAGGCGACCCTCTATCTCCGTGGTGATGTGTCCATCGCCACAGGCGACCGCGTGACGGTGGGCGGACGCAGGTACCGCGTCCTCAGCGTCGAGGCTCTTGACGGTCTGCTGCGCACCGAGGGCTTGCGCGCCACGTTGGGCAGGTACGAGCGATGACGGGTTCCGGTGGCATCCGCATGGTAGGCGACCACAGGCGTGAGGTCATGGACAAGGTCCACAAGGCAGCCGCCGAGGCGCTGAACGACGGCGCTAAAGAGTTGCTGAGAGTCGCCAACGTCACGGCGCCCTATCGCAAGGGCATCCTCGCTGATTCCGGCGACGTCGAGGAAGCGACGCCTCGGCATCTCACGGCGACCGTCGGTTACGGCGGCGCGGCTGCAGCCTATGCGGCGCGGCAGCACGAGGAGACGACGTGGCATCATGCGCCCGGACGCCGTGCCAAGTGGCTGGAGATGGCAGCGAAGGAAGACGGGCGGCGTATCATGGACTGGGTCGGCTCACAGATGAAGGCGAAGCTATGATCACGCGGGCACTCGCCAAGCAGATGAACACTCTGGGTCTCGGCGATTACGACGCTGAGCTTCCCGGCGGCGACATCTTCCTCGAGCATCTCCCGGACAGCCCGGACGAGGCCGTCATGATCCTCTCCACCGGCGGCAATCCGCTGGGACCGGCAGCGACCTATGGCTGGGATGAACCGACCGTGCAGATCATGGTGCGTGGCGCTCCCGACGATGTTGAGACGCCGGCAGCGAGGGCGCAGGCCATCTATGACGCCATGCAGGGACTCCGCTACGTCACCTTGGACGAGGGCGGCACCGACGAGATGCGCTTGTGCGTGTGCTCTTCGTCACAGACGGCACCGTTCACCCTTGGCCGCGACGAGCGCAACCGTTACCGCTTCAGCCTCAACTTCGCACTCCATGTGCGGAACAAGACAGCAAACCGAGACTAAGGAGTAAGTCATGCCAGCGACAAGTGACGACAAGGTACTGAGCCGGGACTTCACGATCTCGGTGAACACGGGGACTTCAGGCAGTCCGACCTGGACTCCCATCGGCGGTCTCGACGAGGACGGCATCTCCATCAAGACCGACGTGGCGGATGTGGACTTCGCGGACGCAAACGACGGCGGCTTTGCCAAGCCCGTCCCTATCGGCCATTCCTACACGGTGACTCTCAAGGGTGCACGGATCGAGAACGCTGACGACGGCACGCGCGACGCCGGACAGGCCGCCCTCGAAGCGGTGCAGGATGAGGTCGGGCTGGATGCTCTGCTTGAGTTCCAGATCGAGAGTCCGGCCGCCAGCGGTGGCGAAGTCCTCACCTTCGAGGCATGGCCCAACGTGACCGCCTTCGGCGGCGGCGAGAAAGCCGCTTGGGAAGCCGAGCTGTCGGTGTACGGTCAGATCACGAGGACCTGAGCATGAGTAAGCGCTACATCGACTTCGACGCCGCTCTTGCCGAGTCACAACGCGAGCCCGTCGTCGTCCGCTATCTGGCCCGCGACTGGGAGCTCTATCCGGCCCTGCCGGCGAAGCCTGTCCTGCGTCTCCTGCGCATGCAGGCTGAAGCCGGCGGCGATACTGAAGTCTCGGCTGCCGAGACGCTTGCCTGTCTCTCCGAGATGGTGCCCGCCGGCGTCCTCGAGGCATGGCTTGAGGGCGGCATGACAGTCGATGAGATGGCCGAGCTTCTGCAGGCCGTGATGAAGGCCTACGCGAACACCGGAGAGTCCTCGGGGGAAGCTCAGCGCCCCGTAGCGGGGCAGACGAAGTCATCCGGCACTGGCAAGCGCTCGAAGCCGACTTCCAGCGCGAGTACCGGATCGACCTGAGTGAGGCGCTCGACGACATGAGCTGGCGAAGGTTCAGAGTCCTGGTAGGCGGTCTCTCAGCCGAGAGCGCCTTCCGCATCGTCTCTCGTGGCACCGAGGGGCAGCGCAAGCGGCCGCTGACCGCCAAGGACGCGCCGGCCTTCTTCGCAAGCTTCCCCAAGCGAGGTAAGAAGCCATGCTGACGGTAGCTGAGCTTGTCGCCACGATGGGGCTGGACAGCGGCGCCTTCGACCGTGGCATGAGCGATGCCGGAGCGAAGTTCGACAGCACTGGCAACGAGCTGACCACGAAGTCCTCCGGCCTCGGCAAGAAGGCCGGCATGGCCCTTGCGGCAGCCGGTACAGCTGCCCTTGCCGGTCTCAGCATGGTCGTGAAGACGGGCATCGGCGAGTGTATGGAGGCATCCGCCGCGCAGGCACAGCTTGCCGCCGGTATCAAGTCGACGGGCGGCGCGGCCGGCGTCACGGTCGGTCATCTCACGAACCTTGCAAGTTCAATCCAGAACTACAGTGGTCAGACTGACGACTCGATCATGCAAACCGAGGCGCTGCTCCTCACCTTCAAGAACATCAAGAACGTCGGTGCGGACAAGATCTTCGACCAGGCGACGAAGGCAGCCGCCGACATGGCCGCGAAGATGGGCACCGATGCCTCATCGGCAGCGATACAGCTAGGCAAGGCGCTGAACGACCCCATCAAGGGGGTCGGCTCCCTGTCCCGTGTCGGTGTCCAGTTCACGGAGGCGCAGAAGAAGCAGATCGCCGCCATGGTCGAGTCCGGCGACACGATGGGCGCCCAGAAGATCATCCTGAAGGAGCTCAACGAAGAGTTCGGCGGCGCGGCCAAGGCGGCTGGTGACTCACTTCCCGGGCAGATCGAGAAGGCCAAGCGTTCGTTCGAGGACATGTCGGAAAGCCTCATGAGTGCCCTCATGCCGACCATCTCGAAGCTGGTCGGCTTTCTGACCGATCTCATCAAGAAGTTCGACAGCCTGCCCGGGTCGGTCAAGACAGTCATCGTGATCGGCACGGCCATTGGCGGACTGCTGGCCGTCCTTGCCCCGGTGATCAGCGCCATGACCACGCTGGGTCCAGTGCTGGCCTTGCTCACCAATCCGATCGGTCTCGTCATCGCCGGGATCGCTGCCCTTGCCGCCGGCCTCGTCATCGCCTATAAGAAGTCCGAGACGTTCAGGGACATCGTGAACGCGGTCTGGGGAGCCATCAAGGACACGGCAACGACCGTCTGGGCGGCCATCAAGGACGTGGTCTTAGCCGCCGTCGATGCCATCCGCGAGACCATCTCCACAGGCATGGCCGCGGCAAAGGCGGTGTGGGACGCGGTCTGGGCGCTCTTCGGCCCTCTTGTCACGGCCGTCTGGGACAACATCAAGACAATCGTGCAGACGGCGATTACCGTCGTGCAGAGCATCATTAAGGCCGTCATGGCCCTCATCCATGGCGACTGGGGCACGGCGTGGAACGCAATCAAGGAGGCCGCGTCGGCGATATGGGACGGCATCAAGAGCGTCGTCCGTAACAGCATCGATGCGGTCGAGGAGACCATCTCGCGGGTGCTCGACAGCATCAAGAGCGTCTGGTCCTCAGTCTGGAACGGTCTCAAGAGTATCGTCAGCTCGGCTTGGAACGGCATCAATGATGCCGTGTCGGACGGCATCGGCAAGGTCCTTGACCTCATCCGCAGCCTGCCCGGCAAGATAAAGAGCGCCCTCGGCAATCTTGATCGCCTGCTCTACTCGGTCGGCGAGGACATCGTGCGTGGCCTCCTGGATGGCATCACAGCGTCGTGGCACTGGGTGACGGACAAGCTCTCCAGTCTCGTCGACAGTCTCTCCAGCGCCGCTAAGAAGGTGCTTGGCATCGGCAGCCCGTCGCGCGTCTTCGCCGGTCTCGGCGTCGCTATCGGGCAGGGCCTCGCCGAGGGTATCGCCGGTAGCCGCGGGCAAGTGAGTGCCGCCGTCGCCGGTCTCGTCAACATCCGCGACCTCGGTCTGGGCAACATGGCCTTTGCCGGTGTCGGCGGTGGTAGCGGCGCACGGGTGCAGAGCATCACCATCGGCAAGGGCGCGGTCCAGGTCGATGTGCACGTGGACGGCGGCGTCGCCTCTGACGCAGGCCAGACTGCGACTCTCGCCCGCACCATCCGCGACGGCGTGACCGGCGGTCTCACCGAGTTGGCGCTTGAGTTGAGGAGGGCGTAATGCCGGTCTACACGCAGGTGCCGAATGCAGATCTAGACGGGAGCACCAGTTGGACGAAGAAGGGCGGCACGAACCTGCTCTCCATCCTCGCTGACACGTCAGATTCGACCTATATCACCGGCGTCATCCATCAGAGCAACTTTGCGTTCCTCGGCTACCCGACGCAGGCACTCGGCACTGGTGAACGCATCGTCAGCGTGGCGACTTTTGCGCGGGTAAAGAAGACGAGTGATGTGAGTCAGTATCACCTGTTCGCCGTCTGCGACCGCAATGGCAGCAAGATCACGCAGATGACGCGCTACATCCCCAAGCTCACGAGCATCACGAACGACGAGATGGCTGCCGACCAGGGTGCCATCTACGTCCTCTACAACGGCGT